GAACGAATTGGGCAACTCGTTGTGCTCAAATACCAGAAACGAACGCACAGTGCCATTCTCGCCATCGCTCACGGTGCTCCACACCTTGCACAAATTGTCCAGCCACGTCTCAACGCTTCGCGCCATTACTTCACCTCAAGATCAGCCACAACCAAAGCAGAAGCTGTTTCCATTTCTGCTTCCACCATCCCCTTCGCATCGTTGAAACCGCCCTCCACAAATTTCAGAGGCGGCACACCCGGGTGCGGATTATTCTTTCCAAACTGCACGCCCAGCCGTGGCACAAACCCGATCACATGCGGGTCTGCTCCATGCTCAAGCACATTCACGTAATAAGCAGAGACATTCCCAAACCAGCCAACCCGCGCCGAAATATTCAATCCGCGCCCGCTTACCTTGCTGGTCAACTCACGCCGCGCGTTCCCGCTGCGGTCTTGAAAGGTCATGCGAGAACCAATGGCGCTTTTCACTTCACGCGCCGCGCGGTTCATTGCCGGGTAAAAACGCGCATTCGCAATCTCAGGGAAGTGCTTTAACAACTCCACCTGATAATTCAGATCCGCCGCCGCAAAATCGACCTTATAGCTCATCGCACCACCGGAATTTCATAATTGCTTAGCACCGCATCCAACTCATGCGGTATCACATACAAATACTGCGCCTGTCCAGTAGTCGGGTCACCCACCACACCCGAGAACCCGCCTTGCGCATCTTTCAACATGCGCCCTGCCATCTTGCGGCACAAGGCATTCACGTCATCCGGCGGGCATTGCTGATAAATGGCGGTGCTCGCGCTGTGTGAAGCCGCCGTGCTTCCGTTCACCCCGCGCGTCACATTGAACGTGCGATACACAGCCACCGTGGCACCATTGCTATGCGTGGACTTTGGCGTATTGTTCCAGCCGCGCGTCACCAGCCCCGTATTGCCGCTGATATCACGCACTTTCATCTGCTCAATCGTAGTGCGGATCACTTCACCCACATTCACCAACGAACCATCGGCAAACGTCACCACCTGCGAATTGGCATCCGTGATCGCCGCGCCCAGCGTTGTCACATTCGTGGGGCTGCCCGTGGATTCAACCGCCTCCCACTCGCTCTCAATCTTGACCACCATACCCGGGCTTAAGCTCGCGCCGTTGCTTACCACCAACGTGCTCTGACTTTCACTTTGTCCACTGCCCTGCACCGTCGCAGACAAAAGCCGCGTCAGGTCATACAGACCCCAATTGGCAGTGATCGCCACATCGTTGTCGATCGGGCTCCAAATCTGCAAATGCGTGGCATACGGACCCACCTCAAGCGACCCATACGGACCATTCGCCCAAAAGCGCGTGGTAGGTTCGGCAAAATAATCCACCGTGTCTAAGGTGGTTTCATGGTTGATAATTTGAGAGATCGACAAGAACGGCGGCAGGTACAAACATTCACCGCCACCCTCAAAGCGGATCTGCTTCGTGACCGGCAAAAAGTGACCGATGCGCTTTTGCAAGAAATCAGAAGCCGCCCGAATCTTCGGCAACACCTTCGCCTCACGCTCAGAACCGAGGAAGTTCAAATCCTCGTCTAATTCAGCCAGCGTACAAAAAATCTGCGCATAAATCGGTTCGGTCATCTCAACTCACTCTCCCCCTAAATATCCGCGAAGCGGTATTTGGGGGGATGTCTGCGAAGCAGACAGGGGGGAAAGGGCAGATAAGGTGAGGCGTGCATGAGATGGAAGGAGCACCCCATGCACAGCCCCACAGAAAACAGCCGGTCAATAAAGTGGCTGAATTTCTCAACAAAAAGTACTCATTGGGAGGGGCGTTCACCCCTCCCAATTTCAAAACTAACCGAGCAACACAGCGATGTGTTCAGGCTTGAGCACCTTCACACCGTAAGCGATTTGCACCCAATACACACCCATGCCCACGCCTTTGTACTGGCTAAGCATGAAGGAAAGACCTGTGCGGTCATCGGTGATGACTTCGTGGTCACCGGCATCATCGCCCATAACAGGCAAACGGGTCGCCAAGATCATGGCATTGCGGCTTAGCGCAATGTTCGGGGTGTTGTCGTTGCCCACGGTAATGGCTGTATTGTCTGCCAATGTCTTGCGCAAGCCAGGCTCAGCAATCACGAAAGAACCACCAGAGAGCGCAGTGGTCACCACGTACTTGTTGGTATCACCGGTGAAGGTCACGGTGTCACCTGCGAGGATGGTGCCGGAGCCAGTGTCAGCGGCGATGGTGGTGGCGCCCACGGAATAACCCGAGGCATTGTTCACCAAGTAAGAAGCGCCAGTGCCCTTGGTCACAGAAGTGATAGCTGCCGATTCTTTGACCGCAAAACCAGCTTGGTCAAGAATCACACCTTGGCGCAAAAGTTGTTCGCTGCCATACATATGCACCTGTGCCTGTTTGCCGCGGATGTTTGCGCCAGCGGTAGTATTCACGACCAAAGAGCGATCAACAGGGGGAGCGCCATTGTCGTCAAGGATCTTGCGCACCTGAGCGGCGTCGCTGTAATCGCCAGCGGTACCGAACGGAGTGGTGCCCGCGGTGCCATACGCACGCGAAGCGCCAACATAAGCCGCAGACCACAGGTCGGTTTCCATTGCATTCACAGCGGTGCGAATGGCTTGCGCAATTTGCTGCTGCTGAATGTTCAAAAAGCCCGGACCCTTGTCCATTGCGTAGGCTTCTTCAGCCGTCCAAGAGAACGGAAAGTAGCGGCTCTTGGTGATGGTGATTGCCTTGTTGCTGATGGTTTGGTCAGAAGCAGAAGGCAAGGTCATCGAAGGGGTGAAATCACCACCTGCGCTATTGGCAGGGGTAACAAAGCTGCGCACAGTTTGGTTCAATGCCACACCATCGGCACTGGAATCACGGGTCACAGAATTGACAAGACCGGTCAACTCACGGGAAACAACATCCAACGCCACATAGGCATCGGGGATCAGGTTAGTAAGAGTGTTAGCCATCTCGGCTCTCCTTAGTCAGAAATCTTTCCACCAGCGCGCGAGAATTCCGCTTTCTGGGTGGAGGGAAGGGCATCAAATTCAGCGCGGGTCAAAACGTTCTTTGCCGCGTTGTTGGCTTCGGGCTTTTCAGCCTCTGCGCTCACAGCACCGCCCACCTTGTTCACTTGCGCTTCAAGGCGCTGGCGCAGGTCTTGGCGGGCTTTGATCTTGCCGCTCAGGTCTTCAGCTTGGGTCAAAAATCCATCGACCTTTGCCAATTCTTCTTCGGTCAGATCGCGGTCTTCTTCTTCCGCCACCTCAACCAAAGCTTGAGCGTTGCGCACTGCGTCGGCATGTGCGCCCATCATCTTGCGAATGTTCTCACTCATAGGGTCTCCAAAGTCACGAGCTTGAGCATGTGCCACAGCCTCTACCAACGCCATCCGGCGCGCCTGCGCCTCGTCGTTTGCAGAAATCTCTGCCGCAGGCACCTGCCCGCGGGCAGAAACAGCCTGTGTCTCAGCCTCGCTCAAATTCTCCGGTTGGGCAGTTGCCTGCGAACCGTTAAAAAACGAATGAATGACATCGTCCAGCGTGGCGATCTCATCTGCCATGCCAATTGCTACAGCCTGATCAGCACTCAGCACCCGCCCTTCGCCGTAGCTGGTCTTCACCACATCTACAGATACGCCGCGATTGCGCGCCACCGCTTCCACAAACTTGCCATACACCTCGTCTACTGAGGCTTGCATGTTGGCTTGCGCTTCTTCCGTCAACGGTTGGTAGGGGTTGCCCTCTGCCTTATATTTGCCCGCCTTGATGATGGACACTTTCACGCCATCGTTTTCAAGCGCCTGGCTCACATCCTGATGCACAGCAAAGACACCGATCGAGCCGATATCCGCCGAAGGGCTGGCATACACCTTGTCCACAGCCGAGGCAATCCAATACGCCGCCGAAGCCATTGTGTGATTCGCCACCGCCACGATCGGCTTATTGCCGCGTGCCTCATAGATCTTGTCTGCCAATTCTTGCACCCCGCCAACCTGCCCGCCGGGGCTATCCACATCCAACACAATCGCATCAATGCTTGGGTCATTCACCAACGCATCGAACTGCTTGCCGAACATCTCGGTGCTGGTCGCTCCCGATACCTCGGTCATCAAATTGGCACGCGGGAAGATGCTGCCGAACAAAGGCAACACCGCCACCTTCTTGCTAACCAAGCCAGCCTCTTGCGCGTGCGGGTCTTCTGCCAAGCGTTGCGCCGGACGCATCGCCCCGTGAATGCGGCTCTGCACTTCTTCCGGGTCAAGCTTTTCGCCGTTCACATGCCGCAACACGATGTCTTCCAACACCGCCAACTTCGCAGGCAGAATTGCCCACGGGGTATCCACAAACGCGCTCAAAAGGTTTCTAGTAGTCATTGAAATACTCCATGTCGCTGGCTTCATCCTGCACAGCTTCGGTCACATTCCGCAACAATCCAGCGCACAAGCCTTCTTGCATCCCGAGCACCTCATCCTGCACGCTCATCCCCACCACGGCTTGCAAGCGAGTGACCAAATACGCATCGACCACATCCGTCAAATGCACATCCAACCCAAACAGATTGTTGGTCGCCTCGATCAACGGCTGGAACTGCGCCGCCATAAAGTTGCGGTGATCTTCGCCGTAGAACTTCACACACCACGCCGCAAAGGCTTCCGCCTGCCCCTTTGCCAAATAACGTCGCACCGCGCCGCTCAAGTCGTTCAACTCACGCTTCACCGTGCGCGAAACCGCCTCTTTCCAAAGCGGGTCCAACGCATTGGTTGCGCCCGTGCTGGAATTGCCGTTCGCGTTCTGTAAATTCATATTGGCAGGCAGCATGTACTGGTCACCGCCCGCATACGGGTTCATGTTTTCACGCGCCCGCACTTCATTCGGGCTCATAATGCCGTTATTGATTGCCTGCACATACGCCGCATAGCGGGTCGAGAGATCGCCGCGCAGCAGGTCCGCAAACAAATGTTCGTAGAAATATTCGCCGTTGTTATCCGGCGGCAAAAGCTGCAAATTAAGTGACTCTTCAATACGGGTCGTCCACGGGCGTAAGGTATGCGTCACATAGCCCTGCTCTTGGCTATCAATGCCAGTTCCCCAGCTCGT